CTTAGATACGCGGTCATGGATGTCATTGATGTCCAATATAGATCACCCAAAACATCCAAATTGAGGCTACGATGATCATCCAATCCAACATCCCACCGCAACCAATCCAAAAGGATCCATCCACTCAACGTCGAATAGAGCACACCAGTTTGAGAAAAAGGATGTTAACTGGGATGTGGTTACAAGATTTGATCGACGCCATTGGTGATCATGTCCCACAATCACGTCAAGCGGCTTGGGGTGTTCCAGACATGTCGTCCAACATTTTCAAGGCTTCCACGAGTGCTCTATGTGGTTTGTATATGGAGCCACCATCAATCGGAGTCAATGAGACCACCATGGGTGAGACTGATGGATTGGTTGGTCGAGGTGGTTTGATCAATCGCGCTGGATTGTGGCCATTGATGCAACGTGTCCAATTTTACACACTGGGATTGAGAGAGACATTTTTGAGAGTGGACATCACTGATGATGGGAATGATTTGTTATATCGAATCGTGACTCCAGAGATGGTGGACGCGGTGGCCAGCGCTGGAGATCCATCCAAACCTCACACCATCAAAGAGACTCGTTTGAGATACTGTGATCAATGTCAAAAGTATGAGTGGACGGTGGATCATTTGAGTGTTGAGGATCCATCAAATCCAATCTATGAGATTTACACCATCACATCCAATGGAGAGAGGGATGAAGATGTAACAGAGAAGTATTTGGGATCCAGGATGAGTGGAGAGTCGTATCCATACCGAGACTCCAATGGTGTTCCATTCCTTCCATACTCTTTGTATCATGCCGAGATCCATGGTGGTCTATTCGATCCATACAATGGACGTGAGGTGGTTGAAGGTGCTCTCAATGCTAGTGTCCTTTATACTTATTTCCTCCATTTATCTCGTGACTGTAGCCACCCACAGCGGTGGATCATGGGAGCCATGCCAGCTGGGATGGATGTATTGGACAACAATCTCGAGTCACGCCGCGCGGCTATTGCCACCGATCCAGCTTCCATTTTGGTCTTTTCTCCAGATCCGGACCTCATGGCCGGCCAAAATCCACAAATCGGACAATTCCAAGCCGGTGGAGATGTCTCACAAATGTTGGAGGCTATCACGGTCTATGAGAGACGGTTGGCAACTTACGCCGGTATCAATCCAGCGGATGTCCAAAAGATGAGTGGAGATCCACGGAGTGGATACGCCATCGCCATCTCGAGATCATCATTGAGAGAAGCTCAACGAAAGTTTGCTCCCTCCTTCCGGATTGCAGACATCCAGACATTGGAGATCAGCGCCAAAATTGCCAATCGCTATTTAGGGACATCATATCCAGAGGATGGGTATCGAATCGAATACCACGCCATCCCACTCTCACCACAGGAGTCCAAAGAGCAAAGAGAGAATATGTTGGCACTATTGGCCGCCGGTCTCATCTCCAAAGTGGACGCCATCAAAATCCTCCATCCAGACCTTGACGACATCGACGCCAAAAAGATGTTACTCAAGATCCAACAAGAGAATCTCACATTTTAATCAACCATCAAAGGGATAAACCATGAGTAAAACAAAGATCATCGAGGGTGTTGAATACATCCAAAAGGACCATGTTGATGAGATAGTCCGTCAACGTATAGCGAAGTATTCCGAGCGGCTAGCTCAAACCGAGTCCAAGCTGGGACAATATGAGAGTGAGTTGGATGAGGCACGATCCAAAATGGGATTGGTGGACAACCTCACAAATCAAGTGGAGAAACTTCAAACCGAACTCCAAACGTCACAATCTCGATATGATCGCCACACGACCATCTCCCAGTTTGGGATCAATGATGGTGATGTCCGAGATATGGTGGAGTGGCAATATGATCGAGCAATGGCCAATCTTGCCAAAAAGGATAGAGTCGATTTGGGACAATGGTTGGAACAAATCAAAAGCGATCCCACGACCGCTCCAAGCACGTTGAGACCATTCTTTGAGTCTCAAGTGGATACACAAATGGAGACGACTCCAAACGAGCCTCCACAGCCATCACAGCCACTCCAATCAACACAACCAACTCCACAACCACCATCCTCCAATCGTGGTGTCCAAAGTCAAGCCACAGCGGCTCCAAATGATTTGTTGAGTCGAGCCACCGATCCAACATTTTACGCTCAAAACCGTGAGGCGATTCGAGAGGCCTATTACAGTCGACTCGGTCAAACTCCACACAAATTTTGAGGTGAGAGATGGCGACGTTTTTATATTCGGATGGAGCTGGTGTTCCAAACCGCTTTGACTTCACAAATCAAACCTCCATCACTGTGACTCATGGATTGGGATACACTCCAAATGTCTGGATCGTGGTGGATGGTGTTGAGGTCTATGGAGAGATCCACTATAACAATCTATTGACATTTACTGTCATTTTCGAGACGGTTGAGACTGGGGTGATATACTACCGTTGACTCATCCAAGATGGGTCCAATAGTTAACTACAAACCGAGGTTTTAACCATGGCTCAAAGATTTTTAGCGCCCGAAATCATCGCTGAAGGCGTCATCAAACAAAACGGAACAGTCTCAGACGATGCACATCTAGTAACACGTGGGTATCTCCATCAAAATGTCCTCAATGGTATCCATGCCGATTCGGCTAATTACATTGAAGTGGTCCAAGATGGTGGTGTCAACAAATTGAAGGTCAAGCCATTGACCGTCACGGATGTGACCGTTGACAATACACAATCATCATTTGCCAACTTCATCTCCAATGTTTACACTGGATCAAACTTCCAAGAGGGTGACATTGTATTTTTGGCTCAAACTTCTCCAGTAGAGTCATACATCCACAATGGTGGATCGGCTGGAACTGGTGACGATTGGGAACTCATCAACAGTGGTTTGAGTGATGCACAAATCCGAGCCAAATTGAGCGCTTCCAGTGGTATCAATTACAACGCCACAACGGGTGAATTTACAGCGGACCAAGCCGAGATCCAAGCGTTCTTTTCTGCTGGGACTGGATTGGCTTACAGTGCTGGTCAATTCTCACTCAACGCCACATCCGATCAAATCACTGAAGGATCGAGCAACCTATTCTATTCGGATAGTTTGGTGGATGGTTATTTGGCCGCTGGTCAAGGTCTTTCATACTCCAATGGTGTTTTCACTTTGGCCGCCAATACTGATGACATCACTCAATCGGCTGGAGCTACAAACAAGTTTTATGCTGATTCATTGGTTGACGCTCATTTGAGTGGTGGAACCGCGATCACTTATAACGCTGGACAAATCTCATTTTCTGGTGATACTGGTGATGTGGCTGAAGGCACAAACCTCTACTTCACCGACGCTCGCGCACGAAACGCGCTATCAGTGGCAACTTTGACCAATGACATCCAACTCCTCTCAAAAGATACCAATGGTGTTTTGAGTGTGGCGTTGTCTGGTGTATTCAATGAGTTTTCAGCTGGTCAAGGTCTCTCATGGGACGGCGGTGGTGAGTTTTCTTTGGATGCCAACACTGACGACATCACCGAATTGGTTGGAGCGACAAACAAATGGTACACCACAGCTCGTGTCCAAGCGGATGTTGGAGTATCATCAAACACTGATGAATTGATCAACTACAGCGCTGGTGAGTTTTCTCTCCGTTTGTCCGAACTCCGTAAAGAGTTTACAAACCAATCTCTCACAGCCAACACCGCTTTGACTTTGACTCATTCATTGGGTAAACAATTGGTATATGTTTCCGCTATGGATTCCAATAATGAGGCCATTGATCTCAAAGTTGTTTATGTCAGTACTTCTCAAGTAGCTGTAACTTCCACAATCAATTTGAGTGGAATTGACATTGCGGTCCGAATCTAACCCCCTCAATTCCCATACAACATTTGGAGCCACTCATTTTGGGTGGCTCCTTTTGTTTTTACTTCGAGCGATTGATGACGAGATGGAGAGTTGATGATCCGGATTGAGTGGCCACCAATAGAACTCGATTTGATTGACGTCCAATCTCCATGGGTATCTCCAAAAGGTTATTGGCTGGGATGAAAACATAATCCTCAATCCCACCCATTCCAAATGAGTCTCCATCATCTCCATCATTGCCACAATGGAGAGCGGCTGGAGATCCAATGGAGATGTCAGTGGCTCCGTTTGGGATGATGATTTTGGACGCGGTGGCGTTGATGTTGATGGTTTTAAATTTTGGATATGTGTTGACGGTTGACAGGTCGATTGTGGCCATGATGGACTCCCTTTGATGTGAAAATGACATATGGTGTCATTGTGATAACACCATATCATAAAAATGGGTATACTACACACAACCACATATCACCACCGAGGGTGGATGATGGGAGTTGGTTATGTCGGATAGGTTCGCAACCGTCAACAGCGTAAAAAATCCGAATCCATCCAAACAAAACCAAAAACCAAATAAACTGTGAGATAAAAAATGGCTATTACTGATTACGCTCAATTAGGTGATCTTCGACTCGCCGCAATGATTGAAAATGAAGTCCGAGCAATTTTGGCCGATATGGCCTCAATCCGTCAATCTGGAGCGCTCCTTTTCGCTGGGGACGTCGCTGGGATCGGCTCAAAATCCATGAGAATGAGATACGCAAACTGGGGAGCGGCCACACCTTTCGCCGCGGCTAGCGATGGCGCTGAAGTTGGAGAATCAACATTGACTCCATCAGTGGTGGACATCACTGTTGGTCGTAGTGCTCTACGTTATGAC